ATTTGTTTTACAAAGTTAAGAATACTTTTTGAATTTTCCAAATTTTTTCTAATCTTTTTTATTTTTTTTATTCGGACGTTTCCGAATTTGTTTTACAAAGTTACAACATTTGTTTTGATTTGTCAAGTACTTTGTTGTATTTTTTTTTTTAATATTTTTCTATGTATACAGTATCTGTTCCATAGTGATACGCTCTTGCTTCGGCAAAAGATGCATTTGGTGTAGTATATTTATTACCATTATTATCATAATAGTAAAAAACATAATTAACCAATACTTGTGTTTCATCACTCATATTTAGAGTTTTAAAGGTTAATAAATTATTGAACTTTCTTATTGTTTTACAAAGATAGTATAAGTTTTCCGATAATACAAATGGGTTTGGTAATTATTTTAATAAATCTTTGATTCGTTGTAAATCTTCTTGTATTTTTACTTCTTTGGATCCTTTTAATATACCGCCTAATGATTTAAAAAAGTCTAAAGGGTTACCTTCAGGTTTAGTGGTTTCACCATCTTTAGGTTTATCATTATCACTTGATTCAACATCATTATCACTTGATTCAACATCTTTACCTAATTCATCATCAGAATCAGGTAATTCATCTTCAGGTGTACTCCAATATTTGGTAGCATATCTCTTACATTTTTGACCTTCAGTTGGTTCTTTGTTAGATTGTACCTCACCATGACCATAAACATTAGATAATGAATACCCAAGATCTTTGATCAACAGAAGGGCACTTTTACATTGTTTTATTAATATATCTTTATCATTATTACCAACTATTTCAACACCTTGTGATGTTCTATTATTCATGTCTGATGGTGCGGATCCTTTATTTGGAACTACGTGTTGACCAAAAGAACCTTTAGGTAATGTTTGATAAAGTTCTCCATCTCTATTGATAACCCATTGTACTCCCAATTTTCTACCATTTAATATTCCTACAACTCCTTGGGCACTACCTCTACCAGCAGTATGGTGAATTATAAAATACTTATCATTTTTTAATGGGGTTCCTTTTCCCTTCATTGTTGAGGATCCTGAAATATCATTAACACTTAATGATATTTCATTAATAACTTTACCTTTATTAGGTACTTTGGTAGATGAGAGTTTTTGTTGTAAAACCCTTAGATGTTCTAGTAAAAGTATATCTTTTTTCATATTATTGTTCCAAGTGTGTCATTAATACCCCACCTAAAGAGGTTGCGTGAACTTGTAGGTGATTAATTGATTCCATGTCCAATTTTTTCTTACGTTTTGTGTAATCCAAACCTAAAGTCCCAATAAACCTACCATCAATTGTTTTAATTGTAAATAAATAACCTGATTTACATCCTGTGTCTTCGGCAATATACTTTAATCCAAATGTTGCGATTGAATCGTCTTTAAAATCAGGAATTTCAATAACATCATTACTTAATAATTCATTGATTGATTTTGAAAATAAATTAACAGGGATGTTATGAAAATTGGTTTGTACTGATTGTACACCAGGATGAACCGTTTCATACATTATTGAAAACTTTGCCATTGACTTACCTGTTGGATAGAAATTGCCACCATTGTGGAATTGGGTTATCCAAACACGATCAGCATCAAATTCTTCCTTAATGTGTTCTATTTTTGTTGTTATCAACTCACTCACACGAAGAGTTTCTTTAACCATATCTGGTTTTTCTTTTTTCTTCCCCAATTTACTTTTCATGTAAACTAAAAGAATAGGTCCCAAAACACCTGTTATAAACGCAATAATAATACCTGTCATATTCTCAAACATATAAGATAAATACCTATCAATGCATAAAAATTAACATATGAAATAAAAAAACCCACCTTGTGAGTGGGCTTTAATTTTTATTCAAAAAAAATTAAGATTTATTTTTTGCCACGATTGACCAAATTGCACCTGTTAGAGTGATCACACCACCCATAAGCTCATTTAACATACCTTCGTCGATAAGTCCTCTTGTGATAAGAATACCACCAATAAAAGTTAATGAGTGTCTTACAATACCCAAAAGTTGTTCTTTAGAAAATTTCATAATTTTTGTTTTTAAAAGTTTATTTATAACAATAAATATTCCAAAAACATCATTTAGACATTTTATCTTTAATAAAGAAGAATGTGAATGCCAACATTAATACGATTGGAGTAAGGATTGCGGTAATTATTTCTGACGACATATTGTTGTTTTTTAATATATAACGTATAATAACGTTGGTTAAAAATGATACATGAATATTTACCTACAAAAAATGTTCATTTAACCAATGTAGGCTATTATTGTGGTCCTTGTTGGGGTCGAACCAACCACCTACGGTTTATGAGACCGCCGCTCTAACCGAATGAGCTAAAGGACCTAAGTAATCAAAAAAGGATTCGAACCTTTACCGCCGTTTTTAACTCAGCCTCTCCAATAAGATGGATAACGTCTACCAGTTCCGCCATTTGACTATAACATTATTTTAATACCTGAACTTGTTCCATAATATCATCAACTCCCTCAGGTTCCAAATACCCAATAACATCATTTGTTACAGGAGTATCGTAGGTTATATTACCATCTTTATCCAAAACAGCAATTTCAAACAAACCATCTTTACCACCATATGAATATGTGTGCGAAACAACAGATACCCCGTATCCATTTTCAAACACCATTTGTGACTTCACTCCATTTTTGTGAGGATCATTTTCAATTTTTTTAAACTCTAAATCTTCAAATTTTTTCATAATATTTATTTTAATTTTAGTAGTCAGGACAGGACTCGAACCTGTACGGGAGCACCTATAACCCTCCACCTGACTAATACCGACGCCTTTACTTTCACGAGGTCTTGCATGTCTTTTTCAATATTTCTATCTTAGGACCCCATCGGTATTTTTTTTTTGGCGGTCCCAACGGGATTCGAACCCGTATCTCGCACCGTGACAGGGTGGAATTGTAGCCATTCAACCATGAGACCAAAGTTTCAGTCTCTCCTGAACGTCACCTCTAACCCACAGGTATGATCCCGTATCGTAGTAAAGCTTGGTTGGCTTTGGTTGCGGGAACAGGATTCGAACCTGTGATCTCGGCTTATGAGACCGAGCGGATAACCATCTTCCACATCCCGCTATATGTACTGCCACGGAGAATCGAACTCCGATTTTATGGATGAAAACCATAGGTCCTAACCGTTAGACGATGGCAGCATTTCCAAACTTTGTTTTTCAAAAGTAGTCATTTTATTCTGATCTACCAAATCTTTTTTTAAAAAATTTGTGGGACCCGCTCCCCACTCTGAACTTGTACTTCGTTCTTTTTAGCGTTTTTTTCAGTTTCTTCAACCAATCAGTATTTGTGTCAGGTTTAACAAATTTAAATCTTCCTGATTCACAAGTTCCTGATAAAACTTCTCTCATCATTCATTCGTATTAATTGTTTATTTGGTGGACACTGTGGGAATCGAACCCATAACCTTGACAATATAAGTGTCCCGCTCTCACCGTTGAGCTACATCAGTATAATTTATTTTTTTCTTATATAAACATCCCCAATATAGTGTTTGTCTATAAATCTTCTTACTTGTGAATGAGTTAAACCTAAAATATCCGACACTTTTTTTACCCATCCATATGTTGTCATGTCAACATCTTTAATTAAATCTAATCTTTCGTTAATCTTATCCTCAGTTAATTTATTAAAACCACCGAATTTATCACCCATTTTTTTTGCGTTATTAATTCTAAATTCTAAAGGTACTGATTCCCAAGTTTTTTTTCTTTTTTCTTTATTATCCCACGAACCTGCAATACTTCCGTACTTTAATCCGTGTAACCGTCTCATTTCTTCTGTCCAATAATTTTTATTTATGTGATCAAAAGAACCTAAACCACCTAAAGAAATGTTATATGTGTATCTATTAACCACAAAACTTTCATTAACTATTTCACTTTCCATCTGAAACATTTCTTCCGGAGTATCAAAAACGGATAAAATTTTTTTATCAAAATTCTCAACACCATATTTTTTAATTGCGTCTTTTATGTTTTTACCAGATCCCATATAATTGTCATATATGTTTTCTGTTTTATGTACCCCAACATAAATTTTACCGTTAATTTTGTTTGTTATTTCATACACAATATAATTCATTTGAACCTCCGTTTATATATAAATATAACGATAGTTCAAAATATCCAATAAATCAAAGAACAATACATTTAGTTGCGGGAGAGGGATTCGAACCCCCGACCTCAAGGTTATGAGCCTTGCGAGCTACCACTGCTCTATCCCGCGATATGTTGTCAGAACAGGATTCGAACCTGTATAAACACTTTGAATTTTACCTACGCACAGTGAGGTAGTGTTCTTCATCATTCGCATTGCCTTTTCAAAGTGCACTTATTCAAGGGTGCCGTGCGTGTCACTATGTGTCTTCCAATTCCACCATCTGACAATTTAAAAGATTTTTGATCGGTAGTTAACACACACTCTCGTTTCACTATCTTGTGTTAACAGGTTGATACACTTTACGAGTTTCCCGTTTTTTACTATCTACAAAACCTTTGTTGTTTGTCTTACAAAGATATGTAATCTTTATTGATCTGCCAAATCTTTTTTCATTTTGTCCATAATAAGTTTATCCGAAATATAAACATTCTTTGGTTCAATCTTGAATTTATTTTCAAACCACTCTTTGAAAAAAACAAGGATTAATTTGTTAGATTCAAATTCTGGGGATTGATTAATAAAGTTTTTATAAACTTCAGGTCTTATTTCAAGAAAACTCCCAAAACCAGAATATGTCATAATAACATTAGGAAATGATAATCCAATTGAATTAGGTTTTGTTCTAATTTGTTTTCTAATCGATTTACCGTTAAAAACGTAAATTGTGTTTTTTTCCTTTTTAAACCTAACTTCTTTAAATAAAGTCTTGAACGTATCTTCCCAAATGTTTTTTTCTGTAATTGTCATATCTTTTCCCATTATTTGTCTTACAAAGATATGCTTTTATTTTTAATCTACCAACGCCACGTTCAATTTTTTTACTCTATTTTGGTATGTTGTATTATAAAATTTATCAAAAGTTTTGGTATTGAAGTTAAACCTAACCATTACACCATTTTTTAGTTTTTTGTATGCTTCGCCCCAGTTCATACCGTTATTTGACATATCAAACACTGAGATACCCGCTGAAGATTTACCGATATACCCAACATGGATAGAAACATTTGTTTCAGGGTTGTATAAACATCTTCCGTACGCTTCACCTCTTGGGTCAGTAACGAAACCTCTTTTTTTAAACTCTTGGTGTACGTTTTCAAACATCTCTACTTTGTTCATAATATGTCGTTTTATTTATGTGTCTTACAAAGATATGTATTCATCTTTGATTTGCCAAACCTTTTTTAATCTTTTTTAAAAATAAAAAACCCCACCTGTATTAGAGATGAGGGTTTAAAAGTTTTTATGTGTTAAGTTATTTAATATTCATCTTCTTCATCTTCTTCTTCTTCTTCATCAAGTATATCATAAAGTTGATCCTCATAATTATCAGTAACGTAAGCCAAGTCATCTTGCATGCTAGACATAATATTTCTTGCCAATTGCATTGCTTCTGTTTTCATTGAATCTCGATACCCTCCAAGATCGTGAAGAGCGTTCTTAACCTCCTCAAATATATCTTTTACTGTGATGGACATACCTTCACCTTCCATTTCATTATCGGATTCTTTAATCACACGTTTAACGATACGTGATAAATCACCTTCCGTTAATTTTATAGTTTTTCTCATAATATTTTTTATTAATAAATACCCACCATTTTAATTTAAGTTAAGATACGTAAATATTTTTTGGAAAATTTCCAAATACAAACTTTGTTACATCACACAACCATAGTTCCAAATTATATTCAATACCTATATATGTTTTCATCAGGTACCAAGATCCTTCACCCATTTCAGGTGATTCTCTTAAAAATTCTAACCTATTAGATCCATCAAATTCTTCGGTTGACAACAACGCCATAATATCATTCTCACCCTGAGATATAATATCTAACATTGTGTCAGCACCTGATACCATTGCCAGATCTGCCTTAGTACCTTCCCATCCAGGAAGATCCACAAACCAACCCCCTTCGTCTTTGTAAAATTTAAATTCTCTTATCATATTGACCTTATTTGTACCCTCGGAGAGACTCGAACTCTCATACCCTTCGGCATCAGATCCTAAATCTGACGTGTCTGCCATTCCACCACGGGGGCATTTTATTGAGTAAGTGGTCAGATTCGAACTGACGGTAGACTTTCGTCTGTCGGTTTTGCAGACCGATGGTTTCAACCACTCACCCACACTTACATATTAACGGCAGTGGTGATCTGCCGCTTTAGTTGCAATTTGATTGTCAGGTTTAATGTTTGTCTTGTAACCAAGAGACATCGCCCACCCAACAACAGGTGGAACAAGTTTTGAACTGAAATGTTTTTCCTGACTATTATAATCTAAGTCAATCTCAACTTGGATCTTCACTTTTTTGGTTAACCATTCGGCAACCTCAATAGAGTAATCCGCTTCATTCCATAATCTTGTCCACTTGTCCCTAATTTTTTTCATTTTTTGTTTGTGTAAGATGTAATGAACACCTCTGTTACCATACCTATATGCTATCACCGTAACGTATACAGTACTTCTTCTGTGGTTCTGTGAATCTGTTCCAATATGGATCTCAACGTATGGACATTCCTTTAAAACATCTAAGGTGTGAGATACCACGTCTACTGATTCGCCTTGTACCGTTCTAAATACTCTGTTCATTATTTCTTTTTATTTGTGGACAGAGAGGGTTTCGAACCCCCGACTCCAGGATCTTCAATCCTGAGCTCTACCAACTGAGCTACCTGTCCTTATTTAACCTCAAACGCATGAAGTAATACACGTTTTTTCTTGGTTGAGTCCTCGTGGTTACCAATCACCACACCATCTTTGATTGTGAAGGCGTGACACTTAACCAACATAAAGAATGTTCCAACAGGGTTTTGTTTTGTAAAAGTACCCACAGTCATTTTACGGTTAACTTTTTCACCCTTTACGTTAACAGTATACTCCAACGTGTGTCTACGGTAATTGTTTAATTTACCAACACACTTAACTTTTTTGTAGTTTACTTGACTTCTATTTTCTGCAAGTTCTGTCATTTTATGTACGGTACCATATGTCCCGTTACGATCTCTACGACCAAAATTTTCTTTGACGTATTTGTGAGCGTAATCGTAAGATACGTCAAAACAAGATGCAAATGCTCTTACAACACAATCGTTGGCTTCACGTTTTGCGATTGCAGATTCTTCATAACCTTTAATGGCTTTTCCTGTATTACAATATGGTAGTGCGTCTTTCATACTGTAAAGATACAAAATCTTTTTTAATTGGCAAAATCTAATTTTAGCACATGGTGTTAGAATCGAACTAACCCGTCGAGGTTTTGGAGACCTGACCGACACCTTGTCTGTACCATGCGTGTTTTGTACCCCCACAGAGATTCAAACTCCGATTCCACCCTTAGAAGGGGCGTGTCCTGTTCAGTTGGACGATGGGGGCAAATAAAAGATGATAAATGACTTTATCGGGAATCTGGGGGTTCGTATCACCTTTTGTGTTCACGACGGGTTACGATCCCATTACCTCCGACGTATCAGATCGGCGCTCTACCAATTGAGCTACGTGAACTTATGCGGACCGGGAGAATTACGATATCTCGACCTCAACCTTAACAGGGTTTTGCTCTGCCTCTGAGCTACCAGTCCATATTAAACTTTTCTACCTAACTTCCAACCATTAGGGATAACTTCATTTTTTTTAATTTTTTTATTTTTAATTCCATCTGTTATCCAACAAGTACCATACTGTGAATTTTTTTCACCTAATTGGTTAATTGAATTTTTTTCACCGATTTTAATTTTTGATTTGTCAGAATGTTTTCTACCTAACCATATTTTAGTCCCTTTTGGGAATTTAAATCTGTGTTTTTTATTTTCTATACCTATTTCTTTTCTTCTTTTTTTAAAATTTTCATCATTTTCCATCAACCATTTTTGTTTTTGGTTACCAGCAATTGAACATTTTAACATATGATCTTCATTTACAAACCCACCACCACCACCTACTTGTAAGTTCATACAAAGTTTTTCATTCAACAGTTCCTCATTAACAATTTCTTTTTCCCGTTTTTTTAATTCTACTCTATTTTCACAAAATTCAACAATATCTTTTGTAAAGTTTTCTTTACCATAATAATTTATTGAGTTCCATAATCTTTTACCACTACCTAAATAACTGTCATTTATGTTATCCGTTGAGTGCATCCCAATATAATATTTTCCATTTACACTACAAGTTGTTTTATATATGTAATGATATTTCTTTTGTTTTCTCAACATATCTATACTTTATATATAAATATATCGAAAAGGTACAAAAGTTCCAGTGTGGGAGAGGAGGGACTTGAACCCCCAGTCTCAAATGAGAGCGGTTTTACAGACCGCGCGGCCACCAATTACCGGTTACTCTCCCTTTTTGTACACTCTACAGGGATCGAACCTGTGACCTGTTGTATGTAAAACAACCGCTACTACCATCTGAGCTAAGAGTGCTTGTTTTAGTTTATTGGAACGAAGATAACCATTTTTTGGTAACTATCGTTCTTTTTTACTAAATTTTTTTGTGTCCCCGACAGGAATCGAACCTGTGACCCCTCCATTAAAAGTGGAGTGCTCTGAAACCAACTGAGCTACGAAGACATTAGTCGGGATACCAGGACTCAAACCTGGATGATGTCCACTTCCCAAAAGTGGCGACTTAGTCAATTAGTCCACATCCCGTTATAGAGGAAGAAGTAGGTGTCGATCCCAATACCTTTCGGTACCGCCCGTTTTCAAAACGGGGTCACAAGCCGTTGTGATTCATCTTCCTTATTGTTTTCCCCCAAGGGTTCGAACCTCGATTCCGTGGACCAAAACCACGTGTCCTGCCAAGTTAGACGAGGGGAAAATTTAAGGCCAATATGTCAAAGAACTTTTTCTTTTTGTTTGAGGTTCCTATCAGGTTCGAACTGATGACTCCGGGTTACAAAGCCGGGGTATTACCAAACTATACTAAGGAACCAAATTTTTGGGTATAAAAAAAAACCCGAACTGTTGAGTACGGGTCTTATATTTCTTTTATATTTTTAAGTTAATTTTATCAACTCATAAACGAAAATGCCCTAATATGCGACTTAAGCGTACGATACACGTTAAACGACCACTGAATGCTCGGGTTACAAATGTTCATATGTCTATTAGTTGTTTTCATCTTGTTATAAATATATGGTTTTTTTTAAAAATTTTAATTACCCCACAAATGTAGGTGTTTTTTTTTAATTGACAAGTTCTTCTATCAATTTTTCTTCATATTCCATCATTTCTTTAATGTAGAACGTAAATTCCTCAGAGTTAATAAACTCATTGTGGATCTCTTCAAATATATCTTCCATAGTGATAGTATAATTGAATTACCAATATTAATCAAATATTACGTTAATTTAGTTGTTGAATTAAGTACCTTGTTTGCGATAGCCTTTTGAACTGATTTGGGTGTTGGTAAACCAGCGTATTCGATAACTTTCTTTTCTGCCTTTTTAACTGCGGTAGATAATATGTGTTGTTTCCCTTTGCTTATTGCAGTTTCTTTAAGGTTTTTTATTACTGATGAAGATACTGATTCATTATATGTGAGTATCTTCTTCAAAGTATTTAACTCCTCAAGATTTAATGCCCCACTATTAATAATTTTATTACTAATACTTTTAGCAATTTTCTCAGTTACCCTACCAACTTGAGGTATTTTACCTAACAAAGGTAAAATTGCGAATAACGCATCTACCGCCGCTTGTTTTTGATTACCTTGGCTCCAATGATATCCCGCCTTACCCAACATAATTCCAGCACTAACAAACGGACCAACAACAGGTATAAACGCAGATGCGAACGCAACTGTATCTGTTACCATATCTATTGAGTCTTGGTGGGACCAATTCCTAGATGATTGTGTGTCATTAATTTCATTACCAATATTAATATCTCCCGTTGAGGATTCTATGTTCATTGTTACCGATGCATTTGACATATCTCTACATACACATTTATATTTACTTGTTCCAACACCATCTACCCATAAACCACCATAATCTCTACAAAGATTATACATACTAACTTTATGAACCGTTACAAATCGATCAAAAGTTTTTTTACCAGACCTAACTAAAGGTGTTTGACAATATTGTGGAATTAATTCTTTTTGTTTGAGTAACGCATTGTTAAATTTAACCATTTCTTTACCAATACTTTGATTATATTTATTTGTCTTAGCCGACTGAACAGTCCTTGGATCAATTTGATTACCCAAATAAGACTTACTTACTGAGGTGGTATCCGATTTTTGAACACTATATGCCGGATCCACATATTCATTAAGTCGAGAATTTGATCTAAGTACAAGTGGTAATGCCTCTTGTTCTTTTGACCATTTACTTGAAGTATTTATACATGATGTGGAATAAAGTATTGGGTAAGGGTAGATGTTATTATTAAGTTTCCATCCAAAGTCGCCAGGAACCTTTGCGTAAGTACCTGTTAATCCGTTAGAATAAAGTAGAGGATCTTTATGGTTTCCATTTTTATCTTTACCCCAATATCTGAAGATGTCAACAGGTGCATTATTTGTTTTACCACCTGCTGGTTTTGCAACAGTGAAAGTTAAAGGACATTTACTTCGAAAATTATTAGTAGAGACATTTTGATCAGTTTTTCTTGTTATTGGTGTGGTAGAGATTTTTTTGTTATTCCAAAGTGATATTATCGCATTTGGGGGTATGGAGTTAGGTTGATTTAAAGCCGTAGATAAATTTAATTTTGTTCCATTATTTTGACTTAACCAACTACCATAAAGTTTACCATTAGTATTCATCTTAGGATCCCATTTACCTATAGGTGTCCAACTTGTTCCATTATACATTGTCACTAAACCAGTAATCGAAAACCCAAGTTGTCCCTTCCACAGATAACGATCTAAATAAAAGGCCTTTCCATCTTTTGATAGATGCACCATAGTATTACTTGGTTTATTTTTGTTTAATAACTCCTGTAAATTCAGCCATACATTTAGAGGTGCAATTTGTTCCGATAATAGATTACCGTAAACATTATTAATGATCTCTTTTATTTGTTCTTCTGTGACAATTATCTTCATACTAACAAATAAATATCACTAAAAATAAAAAACCCCCATTTTCAGGGGGTGTTTTTTATTTGTACATCATTTGGATCAACTCTTTGTCAAGTTCAGTGTACTCAGTAGTCTCAGTCCAGCCTTGGTAGAAGATACTTTCAGGGTAATCGTAAGAGTCGTTACATAAACCCAATGATTGAGTCAATTCCTCACGTAACAAGTGCATTTGACCTTCACGAGTACTTGTTCGTTCAACGTCAACATACATTGTGGCGTATGTCAATTCTTCACTACCATATGCGATGAACAAACCTTGATTGTGATCAGTGTATCCAACAGAACCTGAATCAAACTCATTGTAATCTTGAGCAGAACCAAACAAAACAACAAGGTTAGCATCTGATTCATTAGAAACAATAGTAATGTCAATAGTGGAGATAAGACCGTTCAATTCACCAACAATGTCTTCCAATTCTGACATCAAGTAATCACGTTTGTCACCAACAACATAGATTTTCACATCTCGGTTCCATTTTTTCAATGAAGTATTTTCATTATCAAACTCACTTCCGTACGCAACTTTGTTGAAGTATTCTTTTGCTTCAGAAGAAAACTCCTTTACTTCGTCCCCTCCAGATCCAACAGATTGGTCTTCATCAGATGACTTATTAATTTCTTCAGCAACTTCTTGCTTAAGATCTGAGAATTCATTTCTCATACCTTTGTTAACATCACTGTTAACAAAGAAACAATATACACTGAAGATTGCGATTGAAACGACTAAGAACTTTTTCATAATTTTTTGGGTTTTTTAAATGAGTACCCTACAAAGATACGAAATTAATTGAGTCTGCCAAACATATTTTAAAAAAAAGTGATTCCAACAGGATTCAAACCTGTGACCTAATCATTAGAAGTGATTTGCTCTATTCGGCTGAGCTACGGAACCATATAGTTAGATTTTCTTAACTTCGTAGATATGTCCCGAATCTGAGTTGGTTTGAAATATATTCTTCATTTCTTCCGCTTCTTCAGGTGTGTCAAATTCCCACACCTCTGTGTCACCGTTTAAAAGAATAACTGGTAATCTTTTATTTGGTATATTTGATACCGTTTTTACGTGTTTAATAATTACATACATACCTCACTTGTTTTTTAAATGTTAGGTAAAAAATATTGGTAAGACAAGTCAATATTTTATTTTTTTCCAAAGGTCATTATTGGATCCCCATTTCTTCTATTCTTTTTACCAGGTAATAATAATTTGGTCATTTCTTTATTGGTTAAATTATGATCATCTTCTTTTTTAGTTACTTGTTTTACTTCAGATTTTGGTAAAATTCTATTTTTAAGTAAATTGTTAATTTTCTCATAATCAATAACCATAGGTTTTTTCTCAATTGGTTTGGAAATAACTTGTGGAGTTTTATTATTTATTGAATCTATTGTGTCTTTTACTATTTTTTTTCTCTCATTAATCTTGTCATTAACGTCATTGTTAAGATCAACATCAATATTTTCATTAACTATATTTACGGAATTTTCATAATCTATATATTCAGTATTTTCATACTCAACGTATTCAGCATTTTCTATATTAGTATATTTTGAAACTTTTAAAGTGGGTAAAGGTCCAAAATATTTTTTTGATTTACTAATAGAGGCATATTTTGATCTTAATGATGATCGTAACCCTGTGTCAGGTCGACTGGTTAACCCCTTATTATGTAATCTTCTTAAAACTAAAATTTCTTGAGTTAATTCCACAGAAATATTGTTCTTATATAATCTACCCATAAAATCGGAATCTGCGGCAACTAACCAACCCTCAAACCCATTGTAATAATCAAATATCTTTTTATGTATCGCAAAAACCCCTTCACCCCAATTTTTACGACCTAACTCGTTAACAATCTCACCATTTATGATTCTAAAATTACGTAATCTCGGTTTAACACATTGGTATTTTTTAAGGGAGTTTAAACAATAACCAATCATATTTTCTTCCATAATATCATCAGAATCAAAGAAGATTATATTGTCGTATTTTGCTAAAGTGGATAATGTATTTTTTATTAAATAGGGACCTTTATTTTTACTAAAATAATAAATTTTTGTATTTGAGGGGTAAGACTTATCTTTTAAATAATCTAAACTTTTTTTGCATCCGTCGATACCAATCAAAATTTCATAATCAAAATCTTTTCCTGAATTATAAATTGATTTTAATGTTTCATCGATAAATTCAATATTATCAAATGTCGGTATAATTACTGAAACCCCCATTACTTAATTAGTATATCTTTATTTGTTAATGTGGACATTTTATTATTTTTATGTATCACTAAATGACAAGATCCCTCATCTACCATAAATACCTTCTCGGTGGATTTTCCAACATCACAATGTTTTAATGTAAATAACTGAATGTCACATTTTTTTTGACATACAGAAACAAACATAGATGTGTTATTAGGATCATACCTATATGTCATTTTATATTTTTTATCTTCGGTAATATCATATTTATATGGTTGGCTATGTATAACAAATGAATTATATTTATCCACATTTTTAAAAAATATTTTCTGTATTTGATCAACATAAGTATCACACATCCAGTCATCACAATCATGTCTTGTCTGTATGTTTATATTTTCATTTAAAATGTAATTTAAATAATCTGTTGATGCATTATTTAAAAAAACTAAAGAAGGTTTTTCTTTTTTTAAAGTTTCACACACTTCATTTATTAAATTATCAATTAATGTGTGGTGTTGTTTGTTTGCAATAACACATAAAATAAAATTTTTATTTGTCTGAGATAATATTGAAGGTAAAAAGGTTTTTTTTGTGACATCGAGATATTTCATTAATAATTTGTCGTCATTAAATTTAATTCTTGTTGATATTAAA